TCTATTGTTATAGGTCAGAGGGCAGTGCCCTTTTCTTTCTTTTTTTCTACTTATGTAATGCGCGCTTGCGCGCTCCTTCAACTTTATGTTGTATTTTTTCGCATTTCCTTTGACATGTTGCCTGTCGTCTGTCTTTTTTTCCTCAGTGTTTTGTCTCCTGATGATCCTTCATTTTGACACTTGAGGTATTTTGATGACTTTAAAGGCCATGTCCTATGTTTCGGAAATGCGTTCTAATTTGTCGCTCATGCGACGTTCCAGGCATGTTTCTGTTGCCGATATTCGGCATGCCCATCGAGAGGTTGACTCTTATCTTGCACAGAGAGTTCTTATTTACCCCCATACTATGCGGCGTTTTGGTTTGGTCCCTGATATGACTTTTCAGCAGAAAAAAGAGGCACTTAGCCTTTCTGGTTCTTCTGCTGCTCTCTCTGAGGATGAGATTGCTTTTCAGTCTTTTCTTGAGTCTTCCGCCGCGAAGTCGCGTCGTGCTATGTGGATTTGGCGTATTGGTTCTGAATGTGAAGAGATGCGCGACCTTGGGTGGTTTCCTTTTTTTGTTACTCTGACTGTTGATCCTTCTCGCGTTCCAGATTCGTGCGAGATGTGGAAGGAAGGTCGAGAGTTCCGCCGATACATTCGGCGTCTTGCGAAGGTTTCGTCCGCTGCTTGCGGTATGCCTTCGGCTATTCAGCGCGGCGCGTCTGACTCTGATTTTGTTCGTCATGTTGGTGTGATTGAGCACGGTTCTAGTCGTCACCATCACCACATGCACCTGTTGATTTGGATGCGAGATATTCCCGATTCTTGGAAGATCGATCCCAATCGCGGGATTGTTAATCCTAAGTCCCGTACTATCAATTTTTGTCGCCAGATGGGTACGTACTGGCCTCATGCGCTGCCTGGTATTGGCCGCGCTATTTTCTTTCGTCACGAAGGTGACGTTTGGTCCCGCCTCGGTTTTTGTCTTCCTTTTGATAAAAAGAGGGGTCGCGCGATCTTGGTTAAGTCTGCCCGCCGTGCGGGCGTTTATGTGTCGAAATACATGGAGAAGGAGCACAAGGCATGGTTACACAGAGTGAAAGCGACTCGGGATCTGGGGAAGGGAAGGTTAAGGAACCTTCTGCATCGCCTTCCCCTGAAGACCGTGCAGGCCCTGTCCCACAGGCCGAGGACTTGGAGCCTCGCCCTTTTGATCCAGACGATACACAACGTGCCGCAAGGATTTCTGCGCTCGATGGCGAAGCAAGTGAGTTTTTGTCGTCAGTGGGCATCCGACCATCTGGATACAGACGTCTTACTCCGGCCCAGCTCCGCTCCTTACACAGCGATGCTACAGAGCGTGCGGGATGGCCAACGGCCCAGCAGGATGTCTTCAGAGGACTTTTACGATTGGGTCACTCAGTTCCTTCCCGTTCCAGACGGGTATTGTGAGCGTGCGACTTCTCGCGCTCATCTTCGTTTGCTTGCTGTTTTTCCTCCTTGTAGGGAGCAGCCTGTTAATCACTTTGGAGGCTTATTGAATGAATGATATTCACACTGCGTTTAGGCGTGGAGCTCAGATTTTGGCTGAGGGTCAGACCTATTCCGCTATTCACCGCGAGATGGGTATTTTGCAGCCCGATTGGGATCTGTTGACCCGCGATGAACATTGGACGCCTGCTGAGGCTCGGTCCGTTCGGTCTATTCTTGCAAATGTGATCGAGGTCGCTTTGACTATTTCTGGGATGCCGGCTGTGCCGTTGCCCGGGCAATACGCGGCTGCGGTTATTGCGATCTGTGTTGCCCCGGCCAACCGTATGGTCGCCTGTCACAAGGTGCCTGAGACGTTTGACGCCGTTGCAGCCTCTGGTCTCCAGGAAGATTTTGCTATTCGCCCTATGCGTTTTGAACAGATGTTTTCGCTTTGCATGGCGTATTCTGGTGGTCTTGGTGGCGAGCCTCCCGTTGGTCGCCTCGCTCCTGAGGTCGTCGAGCTTATGAAGAAGGAGGCTAAGTCATGAATGAAGATCGTGGTGGCTTGACCCTCAAGACTGGTAAGATTGGCCGTGTCAATTGTGTGCGTCAGCAGATGTTGTTGCCGGGTGAGACTGCGAATATTTCGCTCAATGGTTCTGTGAAGTTGGAGAGTTTGCGGGAGCGTGACTCTCTGCGGATTAACGCGCATCTGGGCGTTTTTATGACGCCTGTGCGCTGGCTCTGGGAGGGTTGGCCGCAGTATTTGAAGGATGGTCCCTCTGGGGCGACTGCTCCGCCGACGATTTCCTTGCCGAACTTTGCGGCGCTTGGTGTTGGTGCTGCTGATCCTTCTTCTGTGTTGCCGCGTTTTTGGCGCGACTCTTTGCTTCGTGTTTATAACGAGTGGTACAAGTGGCCTGAGGATGCTGACGCGACGACGTGGGATGATGATGGCCTCGTCGCTGTGCCTCTGCAGCATGTTTGGAACCGTGCCCGTTATGATGCTTCGCCGGGCGATGTTGATGATTATGAGCTGCCTTCTGCGACTGAGTTTGATGTGCGCGATTTGGCCGCGCTGCAGGCGCGGTTTCGTTCTTCTGTCGAGCGCGATGTGTTGTCGTACAACCGATATATGGAGCTGGTTTCTGAGATGTATAACGCCGACGGTTCGCGTGAGGTTGACCAAGTGCCTATGATGATTGATCAGGTTGAGGTCGGCGTGCGGCCGCGTGAGCTGCCCGCTACTGACGGCGCGTCGCTTGGGCAGTGGCAGTCGATCTTCGATTTTGATATCGATCACCAGTTGAAGGGCGTTGTTTGTCCCGAGCACTGCATTATCACTTATATGCTGACTGTGCGTTTTGCTCCGATTATTGAGTCCCGCGCTCCTTTGGCTGCTGTTCAGCCTTCTTGGGCTGAGACGGTTGGCGATCCTGAGATGCTTCAGGCTATGCAGCCCCAACCTCTGACTATTGGTCAAATTACTATGGGCAGTTCCGGTACTCAGCTCGGTTATGTTCCTGCTGGCTGGCAGTGGCGCTCTGGTCATGATGTTATTGGTTCGCGCATTGATGTGCGTGACTCTTTCCCGTACATGGATGTTCCTACTTCGCAGGCTAATGCGAAGGACGCTACGCGGGTGAAGCCCGCTTTCCGTTCTTCTTCCCTCGGGGATTATGTCGTTGATCTCTATGTTTCCGAGCGTACGCGCTCGCCCATCAATTCTGCTCTTGAGTCCTATTTCTCTGGCATGGCTGGCGAAGGCTCTAAGGCTGAGTTCCCTAAGCAAGGTAAGATGCTATGAGTTCTCCCGTTAATCTTGAGCGTGATATGTTTTGGCTGGATTCTGTTCAGTCTGGTTTTAACGCTGTTGATAATCCCCGGTCTGGTGTTGTTTTGGATTTTGTTGGTCCGGGTTTTGTTGCTGATCGTGTCGGCTATGTGCAGTCCACTTTGACTGCCAACACGTCTTCTGCGACGAATGTGGCTGCGGTTGGGATCCGGATGCTTCCGCCGCCCGCTGGTGAGTACGTACCGTTTCGTGTTTTGGGCGATATGGTTGGCACGAACACGGCTACTTGGTTTGTCGGTTACGATCAGGGCGCTGGTGTTGTTGATAATATGCGCATGATCGGTTTTGGTCGTGGTCTTGATAAGACCGTAGCGCTTCTGGGTCAGTCTTCCGGTGATCCTGATTTCGGCAATGCCCTCGTTTGGGTTTGTGCCATGAACCGCAATAACGCTGTTGACCAGATGTGTATGCTGTCTGTGCAGCGTATGCTTGCTAAGCCGCCTCAGTTTGCTTCGGCTTCGAGCTGATGGGCCTGTTTAAGGCCATCGGTGGCGCTCTTAAGAAGGTCGCTGGTCCTGCTCTTGGTGCGGTCCCGGGCATCGGTCCCATAGCCTCTTTGGCTTTGACTGCTGGTGGGCAGGTTCTTGGCAATGCCCTCGATCGTCGGCGCGATCGGCAGGCGCTTTCTGACAAATATGGTTATCTGGAGGGCAAGGGCCTTACCCCGCAGGAAATTGCGGGTTCTGGCTTTGGTGCCTCTCCGTCTGGGTCGTCTGCTAATGTGTTGGGCAATCAGGCGGCCCAGCTAGAGTCTCAGCGTCGTCAGTTGGATTTTCAGCAGTCTGAGCGTGACAAGGATCGGGCTGTCCAGATCCGCGCCCAAGACATGGGCTTGCAGCAGTCCAGGACGATGGCTGGAGCTCAGATGTATGGTGCTGACGTTAATGCCGCGACTGCGGCTAACACTCTTGGTTTTCAGCGCGAGCGTTATCAGAATGTGGAGTTGCCCGATGCTCTGCGTCGTGCTGTTACTGAGTCGCCGACTTGGAAGCGCCAGCAGTTGTTGGCGACTATGGGCGTTGATAATATTCTGGGTACGGCTGTTGCCAATATGTACGGTATCAATCCGATGAATGCTGACGCTGTAAAGGCCATGTCTCCTGATGCTTTCATGCAGATGGCGCGGACTATCTACGGGATGCAGTCTAATGCGTTTGGTGAGACTGCTGGCGGCTCTATGGCGTTGGCTGATGCTGTTCGTGGTTTTGGTTCCGTCTTGGGTTCGCAGGGCGGCGGCTCTTCTGGCCGTCGTTGACCTTGTTGGTTTTGTTCTGTATGTGTGTCTTAGGGTGATCCAATCCTAGTGTGAGAGACACACACGTTGGCCCCCGCCTTTCTCCCGATCGGCGGGGGCTTTTTCTTTAGAAGTCTTCTGGTTCGTATGTCACTTCTCTTGTGACCGCTGTTGCGTGTGTGTGTTTGTTTTTTGTTTGTTTGTGTCCCCATTGCTTGGCTGCGTGGAAGTTTTCAAACGCTCTTTCTTCTAATTTGTGTGCGTTTTTTAGGCTTATGATCTGAGTGATGTAGATTTTCGTATTTGTAGCTACAAATGTGTTGGTGTTAGTTTTGTGACGCATTTTTCTGCGCATTTTGTGTCTCCTTTAGGCTGACAAGCAGGCGAATGCCCTAGCATTCGGCTTCTTGGCTGTCGCCTAGGAGACCGGGTGAATGGCCTAGGGCAATCGATGATTGACATGTGGCTTGTGACCTTTGGTCACAAACACATTTCGATTGTCTATTGTTATAGGTCAGAGGGCAGTGCCCTTTTCTTTCTTTTTTTCTACTTATGTAATGCGCGCTTGCGCGCTCCTTCAACTTTATGTTGTATTTTTT